GAAGCAGTTGGATGAGTTGGAGCGCGAGTCATCGGCACCGTTCCTACCGAACCGTGAACCCGACCTCGTACCAATCAGCGAAGCCGCAGTCACACCCGTCAAGAAGAAGGCACCCGTCAAGAAGAATGCGGGGAAGAAATGAGTCGCACGGAAGGCGCACTCGTTGACGCCAAGCACGTCTCGCTGTTGTCGGCCCGATTCCAAATGATTCCCGAACCATGTCGCACAACTATCCGCGACATCAACGATGAATCGTTCGGATCAATCAGCATGACCCCAGCAACCGAACGTCGAGTTGGCATCGCCCGAATCCTGCTGGAGATAGCAGAACAAGAAGGCCACATTGACAAAGATCTAGTGCGAAGCGTCTGTATGCATCGCACCGGAAAGCAATACCAAAGTGCAGGGCTTGCCTTGGCAGACCTGTCCTACATTGACGCCGAACGTGTTTGGTCGTCGTTGCAGGACATCTACGCCGAGCGAGCCGTGCTCGAATACATCCCAGTTAGCAACCACTACATCATCAAGGAGAAAACTCATGGATGAGTTCATGGAATCAACCGCTGGCGGCCCCAAGCTGCCAGCCCTCAAGTTCGTCAAGGTAGGTGACACCCACACGGGTGTCGTCACCGAAGTGACGAAACTGCAAGACAAAGACCCAGCCGGGAACGTCAAGACGTATGACAACGGAGACCCGCGTTGGGTGTTCGTGTTCACGCTTGAAACCGTCATCGGTGCATCCAACCTTTGGGTGCGTGGTCAGATGGTCAAGGCCATCCGCGAAGCAGCCGAGAAGGCAGGCGTCTCAACGCTTGTCGGCTCAACCTTGTCAGTGCGATACACGGGAGACGGAGAGAAGAAGTCGGCAGCGTTCAACGCCCCGAAGCTCTACGCCGCCAAAGTGGATGCACCTGTCAAGGATGACTCCGCCAACATGTGGTAACAACCACCCGCAATACCTGGTGGTCGTGTCTACCCTGCGTCGACACGGCCACCAGCCCAACCCACACCCAACCGCCCAGGAGGCACGCAATGACCTACGATCCAGACGCACTACGCCTGATGCACGACGAAGCACAGACCCGGATTGCTGAACTATCCACCGCCCTATCCATCGTCACCGACCAACGCAACAACTTGGAAGACTCACTCCAAGCAGCCATCAAAGAACTGTTCCACAAAGACACCCAAATCACCCAACTCAACTCCACCGTTGAACGCCTACGTGTCCACATCGCCCAAGGAATAGAACTGTGAAAGGCGCAGAGATACTCACCGAGGCGCACGACCTCATCACCGGGCCACGCCAACAGGCGTACTCACACCCATTCGACGACTACGGCAAAGTCACCCGCATCTTCTACGGCATGACCGGCATCAACCTCGGCATCAAACAAGCAATCCTGTTCATGGTCGCAGTCAAACTTGCTCGACTGACCACCAACATGGATGAAGGCCGCTGGCATCGCGACAGTGTCGTCGACGCAGCTGGCTACCTCGGCTGCCTCAACATGGTGCACGAACACATCCAAGACCTGCACGACAATGCTGTCACCCGGTTCAAGGACGTGCCATGAACATTGACGCACTCACCCCACAGTTCGTCACCGTCATGGCCGACCACGACGGCCACGCACGCTGGATTGCAACACTCGACTCCACCGACATCATGAACGCCTACCGCACCCGCGGCCTCTACCTACTCGTCACACTCAACGCCGAAGGCGAAGCCACCGTCGCATTCAAACCCGGCAACGACTGGTCAACCACCTGGTCGCCACCAGTTACCGTTGAACGCAGATGAACACCCGAGACCCACGCCGACCCTGCGCCTGCACACCCAACCCCAAACCGACATGCGACGGCCTTGATGACCAAGAGGACTGACGCAGTCGAGAAATACTTGAACGACATCGGCGAAGGCTGGTGCATCAAATACGTGCTCATCGCCGTAGTCGAGGATGCTGACGCTGACCAGTCGTTCTACATACAATGCTTGGAAGACCAGTCGGCAGCAGAAACCATCGGACTATGCGAAGCCGTCAGCCACATCCAGAAAGCCAAGATCGCCAAAGCATGGATGGACAGAGAAGCCGAAGAAGAAGAGTGACCTGGCGTTGCGCTCGATGTGAAAATAAAATAACTCTTTACATCACACCCACCAGCCCACCGACCTGCACCCGGCACAACCCGCCAGCAGAGATGCAAAAATAAATCTCGGGCGTACCGCCCGGAGACCAAAAACTGTGTTACCTTGTTGCCGCTGACCTGCCGAGGCCAGCACGGACATGCCCGCCGCATGTGATTACAGGAGGTCGTCAATGACGCCACTTGAAAGACAGAAAACCCAGGAGTTGCAGCGACGACTCATTGCGGAAACCCAACTCGCTGACGCTTTGTACGACGCCCTCGTGCAAGGTGGATTCGACAATGTTTGGTGGGCGATGCAGGACTATGCCACAGCCCGTGGCAAGAAAGGCATCAAGCCACCGACATTCAAATCCAAGAAGTTCAGCCGACGAATGGATGAACGCAAGATGCAAGGTTGGCGCATGCTCAACTGCGAAGACTTCGCCATCGAGCCGAAGAAAGAAGAGGACGACCAATGAAGCGCGACATCTACATCCTGCACGCCCAAGGCTTGCTCGGTGTCACCAAAGTTGTCTTCGATGACAACACACCAGGCGACATCATCCTCACCGTGTCCGGCAGCCAAGTTGACCAAGCGGAACAGATGTTCATAGAAGAAACGAACATCGATCCGTTGGACATCACCACCGTGCAAGCCACCCGGCAGTACAAGACGGTGTCCATCCCCATCCAAAAGATTCACGCACAACCACAACAAACCGTGGAACAGTTCTTCCGTGAGCTGTGGGGCGACGACATCTACGAATCAGAAGCAATGAGCCGCGACTGGTGACCCGCAAAAAACTCACCAACCGATGGTGCTTCCCAGCAGCCGCCCTCCTCGAATCATTCGGGGAGGGCGAATGGGCATCCAACATTGGTGCAGTCCTCGGCGTCAGCCGCACCCGCGTCCAACAATGGCGCAAAGGCACCACCAACCTTGACCCATACACCGCAGACAAACTTGCAATCAAACTAGGCAAACACCCATCACAAATCTGGACCAACTGGTTCGACTTACCCGAATACCAACAACCACAGGAGACCACCAATGAGCAGCAATGAACGCCACAACCGCCGAGATGAAATCATCAGCCTCAAGCATCGAACCTGGGGCTACAACGTCCCCGCAGTAGACATCGACTTCTTGCTATGTGAGTACGACAACCGCAAAGCCGTAGCCCTCATCGAGTACCGCCACTACAACGGCAACATCATGACCGACTCAGCCAACATGCTCGCCCTGATTGACCTGGCTGATCGTGCCGGTCTGCCCGCGTTCTGCGTCCAATACAAGTACGAGACCGACGACGGCACACTCTGGAAAGAAGCAACCGTTGACACACCAGCCGAGTTCCGCATCATCCCACTGAACCCCATCGCCGAAGGCGTGTACGGCAACTGGGACACCAAAGGGTTCCTACCTGAACCAGTGTTCGTTGCCTGGCTCCATCACATTCGTGGCCGCCGTGTCTAACGCACTAACCTAAACATCTACTAACCAGGGAGACCCGCCAATGACAGTGTTAGAGAACGCGCTGCTGTACGCATCACGAGGCATACGAGTCATACCGATTGCGCCAGGAGAAAAATACCCTGCAGGTATCGAAGCATGGCAAACGATTGCCACCAGCAACACCGACACCGTCAAACAATGGTTCACCACCACCTACAAAGACTGGGGCGTCGGCATCTGCACCGGGCGAGCAGGCGCACGCCAAGTGTTCGTACTTGACATAGACGAACACGACCCACAACAATCAGGATCAGACACACTCGCCGACCTAGAAGCTGAACACGGCAAACTCCCCGACACCGTCACCGTCCTCACCCCAACCGGCGGACGCCACCTCTACTTCACCACACCCATCGCCATCCGCAACGACGCAGGCAAACGCCTCGGCCCAGGACTCGACATCCGAGGCGACGGCGGCCAAGTCCTCGCCCCACCCACACTCCACCCGATAGGCAAGCCCTACACCTTCGAAGAAGGCTTCGGCATCACCGACATTCTCCCAGCCGACGCACCCGACTGGCTCATCAAACGCCTCACCGCCGAACCAAAAATAGACCGAACAAGACCAGCAGACGGCGACATCTTCCTCACCGACCCCAACTCACCCTCAGCCCGCTACAACAACAACACCAACTGGCAAACCATCCTCACCCAAGACGGATGGACCTACGTCTACCAAGGCACAGACGGAACCGAATACTGGAGACGACCAGGCAAAACCACAGGCATCTCCGCCAGCCTCAACCACAACGGCAACGACGCACTCATCGTCTTCAGCAGCAACGCACCCGTACCCGAAGGCGGATACTCACGCTTCGGCTACCACGCCCAACGACACCACCAAGGCTCATGGAAACAAGCAGCAGCCCAATACATGAACCTCAACCCAACCATCACCACCAGCACACCCGACGAACTCTTATCCCAACTCGTCAACTGGCAAGAGTTCTGGAACCAAGACCACAAAGCAGAAGACTGGATTGCCTACCCACTCATCGCACGCGGCAGACAAACCGCACTGTTCGCCGTCAGCAAAGAAGGCAAGTCGTACATAGCCCTCGCCTGCACAGCAGCACTCGCCACAGGCAAACCCATCTTCGGACGCCCAGCACAAGACAAAGTCCACGTGCTCTACCTCGACTACGAGATGACCGCAGCCGATCTGATGGAACGCCTAGACAACCTTGGCTACACACGAGAAGACGACCTCACCCACCTCCACTACGCCCTCATCCCATCCCTACCACCGCTCAACACCTACGAAGGCGCAGCAGCCGTCATGAAACTCGTAGAGCTCACACAAGCCCAAGTCGTAGTCATCGACACCACCGGGCGGGCCGTAGAAGGCGAAGAGAACTCAGCAGACACCTACCGCGAGTTCGCCAGGACAACAGGACTCGCCCTCAAAGGCGCAGGCATCGCACTCCTACGCACCGACCACGCAGGCAAAGACAAAGGCAAAACCCAAGGCCAACGAGGCTCATCAGCCAAGAACGACGACGTCGACATCGTCTACCACCTCCAACGAGACGGCCACACCATCAAACTCACCCGAGTCTTCTCACGCATCGGCTGGGCACCCACCGAAGTAGAACTCATAGAAGAACAACTAGAAGAAGACCACAACCCCATCCGGCTCAAAGAAACCCTTGAGACCTTCACCGAACCCATCTACAACCTCGCCAGACAAATCCTGCAAGCCTTCCCTGAACTCAAACCTGGCATGGTGCAAGAAGACACCAACAAGTTCCGAGAAGAAGCCAGAGCACGAGGCGTCGCTGCCAAGAACCAGAAGTGGTCACCAGCACTACGGGCCATCGCCCAAAACCGACTCCGCGACCCACTCAACTAACCCCAACACGGGGACATGGCTCGGGGACACACTCCCTCAAACCTTTGCCAGACATGGGGACACAGGTGTGTGACGTAGTCACACCCGTGTCCTGTCTCCAAAATCAGGGTAGAGCCACCCTCTATTCTCAACCCATGCCCATTCGCCGCCCTTGCCTCACCTGCCGCCAACTCACCACCGAACCAGTGCGCTGCACCAGCTGCCAATCCAAACGGCAAGCCTTGACCGACGCACACCGAACCCACAAGCGCGATCACTACAAGGGCGACTATCAAGCACGAGCCAAAGCGGTACGCGAATCAGCGACCCATTGCTGGCTGTGTGGCGAGGCAGCCAGGGAGGGTGACCCGTGGCAAGCCGACCACATCTACCCAGGCGTCGCAGATTCACCACTTGCCCCGGCTCACCGCTCATGCAACATCCGTCGGCGGTTCATGACAGGCACCTGACCCCGCCCCGGCATCAACCCGGGGTGGCAAAAAGTTGGACGCCCGAAGCCGAAACTGAC